ACCTCGCTCGTTTATTCCGGTGCGGACCCTTACGCAAAGGCGTTATCATCTGAAGAATCAGGAAAAGGAAAAGGGATATTAACCATGAATAGAAACGAACCGAACGGAGACGGTACAGGAAAGACTGAGATCGAATCCCTCAAGGCAGATCTTGCTGCGATGAAAAAGCAGGAAGGCGAAACCCGCAAGAGTCTTGAGGCTTATGAAGCGCTCGGCAGCGTCGAGCATTTCAAGGCTCTCGTTGATGGCGAGGCCAAGCGTCTTGAGGAGCAGCGAGCCGATGCCATGAAGGCATATCTTGCCGTGGAAGGTGAGTCGGCCAGCGATGCGATGAAGACGCTCATCGAGAAAGCCTCTCTTGAAGAGGCTACGAACCTTGCTGCCACATTCAAGCGCAAGCTGGAAGACAAGCATCCTGTCACGTGTCCGAAGTGCGGTGCTGCCGGTCTCACTCGCGCCTCATCTTCCGGATCTTCGGATCATGCAGGCGGCGCACAACCGGCCGACGACGACTCCATACCGATGGATTCGGTGCGCATGGAGTCGAGGCGATAAAGGGGCATCGCCTGAAAGGCCTCTAAACGGGCCTGTAAGGCGGGGTCTGTTCTGGTGGGTATCGATGGTGCGAAAAGCGCCGTGGAACGATTTGGAACGGCATCTGGCGTTTCTGAGATATCGATCCACGGAGATCGACAACTTGAGAGACATAATACGGGGTGAAGGCGCATAAAATGGGGTTCTGGGCAGGCATAATTCGCAGATTCGGGCTGGGGCATGAGGCCTCTATGACCGACAGCGTTCTTCTCGGTGAGAAGGATAAGACGCTGCGCGATCAAGCACGTTCGGCGAATAACTTCCTCGATGGCATCAACCCCTCTTACCCGATTGAGTTTCTCGATCTCATCCCGAAACTGATCCTGACGACACCTGATCTGCGTCAGGCCGCTTCGCGGTCTGTGCATCTGGCAAACACAGGGCTGACCTTCCGCCTTGTCGGCGCTTCCAAACGCACGCAAGAGGCAGCGGATATCGAGATCAGATCGCTGCTCGATGCACATCCAGGCATTATCAATCGGCTGCTCTTCCAGACGGTATCGCTCGGCGCAGTATCTGCCGAGGCTGTGCCTGCGATGGATCTATCCGGAGTGGAGGAAATCAGGATCGTGCCTGTCCGCCGTATTCGCTTTCGCAAAGCGATCGTGCAGAATCGCGAACGGTATGTTCCTCTGGAGCTTCGTCAGGACGGGTTGCTGCACACCCTGAATACGGAACAGTATCTTTATGAGGCTCTGGAGACGGAAGAGGATTCGCCGTATGCGATCCCCCCTTTCTTCGCCGCGCTGCATAACGTGTTCATTCAGAAAGATGGCACTTCCAACATCCGCAAGATCCTCGCGAAGGTTGGTTTGCTGGGATTTCTCGCCATGCTCCGCGACAAGCCGAGAGTGATGCCGGGGGAAGATCCTGCATCCTATGCGGCCCGTTTGCGGGACGAGCTGAAGAAGTTCCGAGAGCAATCGGCCGAGCGTATACGATCTGGCGTTCTCTATGGATACAACGATATCAAGGTGCAGCACTCAACCGTTGCCGGTGATGCTCGCGGCTTCGATACCGTGTGGCAGGCGAACGAGGAGCAGATTGCGAGCGGCATCGATTTTGATCCGGCCCTGCTCGGTCGGAGCTACTCGACCACAGAAACGTACGCTACCGTCGTCTTCACAGCACTCATGGCGAAACTGCGCAATACGAGGTATCCTACGGAGCGAGCCCTGAAGCGTTTCGTGTCTCTGCATCTGCGTCTGCGCGGTTATCGCTTTGACCGTATCTCGGCCGATTGGGGTGAGGATGCATCGATGGACCCGCAGGGCGATGCCACGGCAGAGCGGGAACGGGAAGCAGCGCGGGAGATCAGGGAACGCTCTATTATGGCTCGCGTCGATGCTGGCATCATCGGTATCGATCAGGCGGCGAAAGAGATGGGGTATGAGAAAGCATACAGGCAGAAGGGGCAATCTGCACTATCCTCTGTGATGCAGGCTTCGTCATGCAGTTGCGGTCATCACAGCTATGGCCGACTCGCCAGACTGCAGGAAGGTGATGAGGGGGATGATATCCTGACCAAGATTCAGGAGGAGTTTCTGTCACTCTTCTTTGAAAAACAGGCCAGTGCGATTGAGGCGTTCGTGCGCAAAGCGAAAACGCTGATAGACGCAGAGGATGCCATCGACCGCATAGTCGAGGAATATGAAAAAGAGATGGGAGCAAAATTCCCCGATGCTGTCTACGATGACCTGAAGCAGGCCATGACCGATGGATGGAAGGCCGGTCACTTTCCGGTATCGACCGACTGGAATAAACGGCCCGTTCCGACGACTGCCATCGACTGGTTCGCGAAGGCAAACCATCATGATATCGGCAAGACATTTGCCGGCTATGGCGATGAGATACGTGCGGCCGCTGTTGAGTCTCTGAAGACCGGCGATCGTGCAGGTGTGCTGCGGTCCCTTGAGAAATCCATTCCCGGTGTACTGAATGATCCGCGCAAGCGTGATCAACTGGCCGATGTATTCCGGAATCTACAGAATCGCGCGTATACATTCGGTCGGGTCAAGAGCATGGAGGCTGCCGGCATTGAGCGCATCGAAATCGTAGCCGTTATGGATCGTCGCACATCGCCGATCTGTCGCGTGATGGACGGAAAGAGTTTCGAGCTTTCGGTCGGATCTCAGTTTATAGACACCTGGATCTCGACCGAGTATGACGACGGCTTCTGGGGTAAATTCCGCCAACCGAACTGGGAGCCGACTGCGGACGAGGTCAGGGCAGCCGGCAATCGAAGTGATGCCATCGAAAAGAAAATCGCTCCCTACCGTAAGATGAGCGGTGACGAGATCGTTAAGCTGCTCGGCATCCCGTTGCCACCGTATCATTACAGGTGCCGTTCAACGGCAATTATGATGGCAGCCTGATCAGTAATCATTTGAAGAAAAGGAGATAAAGACTATGGCTTTAACAGATTCATTCAGCAACGATCTGAACGGCGTCATTGAAACGGATAACGTGACCATGACGCATCCTGATTTCACCGACGCCGATCAGGGTATCCCTGTGAAGATCGCCGGTTCCGGAGCGGTCACCCGCTGCGCCGATGACGATCCCTTCGTTGGTAAGGTCGTCTCTGTCGATGCAAAAGGCAAGATCTGTGGTGTGGCTGTCCGGGGAACTGTGACTTTGCCGTACAGCGGATCAGATCCGTCTCCCGGTTACGGGCAGATCGTCGCTGACGGCACAGGCAAGGTAAAGATCGGAGCAACCGGTCCATCTCGCCTGATCTTGCAGGTGGACGCGGGGGCGAAGGAACTCGTGATCCTGCTCTGATTCGATACATATACATACAGAATACCATCTCTATGGCCATCCGATAACGGAGGCCGGTGTGAAGAAGACACTGAACAAAAAAGAGCTGCCGAGCATCGATCTCGATGCCGGCCATTATGTCGAAGCGAAAAGGCTCGGCATGAGTTATACGGACTATCTGGCGAAGCTGGAACGCGACAAGGGTTATGAGCCCGTCGGTGCAGCTGCCGAGCTCGACGCGTTCGAGCGGCAGCTCGCTGCACACGATATCATCGTGCGAGGCAATGCATCTCTGGTCGATGCCTTCTACGCGACCAAGCAGTCGAGCGTGCTCTTCCCCGAGTATATCTCGCGGCAGGTATCGCTCGGAATGACGTGGGGAAAATGGGCCGTAGCGTTGGAAGACGTTATCGCAGCAACCGATACTCTGACCGGTACGGCTGTGGCGCAGATTCCAGCCCTCGACTTCGATAAGGAGAAGACGAAGGCCTCGAAGGTGGCAGAAGGAGCCAGCTTTCCTACAGCGACGATCACCTTCAAAGATAGATCGATCAAGCTCGGAAAGGTCGGTGTGAAATTCGGAGCCACTTATGAGGTGCTTCGCCGCATGAAGCTGCCTGTCCTGAACATCTTCCTGCAGCGCATCGGCTACCAGATCAAAAAGCAGAAAACGGAACTGGCTCTGCTGGTCCTCAAAGACGGGGACGGCAACGCTGGCAGCGCTGCGGCAACATCCAATGCGGGTGGCACGTGGACGTACGCCCAGTATGTGAAGTTTGTGCTGTCTGCAGAGGAAGGGCATGAATTCACGCATGTCTGTATGAACGGTTCGTTCCTGCAGGATATGCTCACCGATACGACAAATTTCCCGCAGTTCCAGTCCCGTGGTATTCTTGAGCGATTCCTTGAAACAGGAGAGCTCGTAGACTTCCTCGGGGTGAAGTGGACGACACACGGAAAGATGGACAGCGAAACGATGATGGCGTGGGAGAAGTTCACCAGTCTCATCGCATACAGCGAAGCCGGAGCCAATCTTGTGGAGACCGAGAAGGTGATCGGGCAGCAGCTTGAGAACTCCGTGATCAGCGAGATGATCGCTTATGGCAAGTCGTTCAACGGCACGGCAAGCTATAAGACCAAGAGCTGAGCCATGATGCAATCTCTGCCACAGATCAAAGCACGTCTCGGCGTGGAGCCTGAAGCGCTCGGTATGACAGACCGGCTTACGAGAGAGGAAGCGGCACAGTCCGGATCGATAACGGACTGGGACCTCTACCTCGCTGATACCGTTGCCGGAACAACAGAGCTGCTCTCTCAATGGACCGGGATGGATCTGAGTCGCCCTGATGTGCTTGCATCGCTCGATGCCGCTCGCAGGGCGAGTCTGCGCCGTGCTGAGATCTTGCTCATCAAGGCAGAGATCGTGCTGGACTATGGCTTTGTTGAAGCCACAGATCCGGGT